ATTATTACGGCTATTGCAACTGCTATCGCTTACAGTGATGAGTTAGGACAATTTTGGGATGAGTTAACAGGTAAATCTAGCAACTTACGAATAGCACAAGAAGCATTAAACGAAACTGTTCAAGATTATAATAAAGGCGCACAAGAAGCAATCATAAAAGTAAACAAAGTTGGTTCATCTTTTGAGTTAGCAAAGAAAGGAGTTATATCAAAAGAAGAAGCTTTAAAAACTTATAACGATACATTAGGTGATTCACTCGGAAAAGCAACAAGTTATAACGATGCTGAAAAGTTATTCAGAGACAAAACGGATGCGTATATTAAAGCAACGGCATTAAGAGCGCAAGCAAACGCACTTTTAAACAAAGCAGCAGAAGAACAAGCTAACGCATTAACAGCACAATTTGAAGACCAAACAAGCTTTATTGATAAGTTGTTAATATCATTAAAAAGCGGTGGTAATATCGGCAAAAAGGAATTAAAAGAATTAGCAAAGGCACAAGCTGAAGGTGTTAAAGCAGAACAGGCAAACTCTGAAAAACGCGCTAAAATATTTCAAGATGAAGCAACTAAATTACTGGAGAAAGCTGAGAATTTAGATAAGTCAAATAATATTGAAACTGAATCGGATAACAAGAAAACAGAAACTTTAAAAAACAACAACGATAAACGCAAAAACGATTTAGATGAGTTATCAAAGTTTGAGCAAGAAATTCACGATAAAAGACTTTCTCAATGGGAACAGGAAATTTTAGCAGTTCAAAGAAAGTACGATGAACAAATTGCAATAGCTAAAAAGTATGGAAAAGATTTAACTGTATTAGAAGAAGGTTTGCAAGCTGAAATTCAACTCATAAATAATAAATATGTAGCTGAAGAAAGACAAGCAATTGAAGAACTTAAAAATTCAAAGCAAAACGACAGACTTTCTGAGGTTGGTTTAGAGATGCAAAAAAACACTGCAATACTTGAGGCTAATAAAAAACGCATTGAAGAAGAAAAAGCATACGATGCTCAACAATTGGAACTTAAAAAACAAGTCGAACAAGCTAAACTTTCTTTCGTCACTGATGGACTTAATTTAATTTCAGAAATAAGCGACTTATTCAGTGCTAAAAACGAAAAACAAGCACGTAGAGATTTTGCTATTAAAAAGGCTTTAGGAATAACACAAGCGACTATTTCAGCAATTGAAGGAACGCAAAACGCATTTACAACAGCTTCAGCCTCACCAATTACAAGTGTATTTCCAGCTTACCCATTTATTCAGGCTGGTATAGCTGGTTCTTTTGGTGCTGTTAAAGTCGCTTCAATAGCTAAACAACAGTTCGGAGGTTCTTCGAGTGTAACCTCTACAAGTGTTGGTGGTGGTGCTTCAACTTCTACAACTGGAGTTACAACAAGCAACCCAACGTTCAATGTAGTTGGTGGTGCTTCTACAAATCCACTCGCAAACTTAGCGCCTTTCAAGGCTTACGTAGTTTCAGGTGAAGTAACAACAGCACAAGAGTTGGAGCGTAATATTATACAAAAAAGCGTTTTATAAGTTTTAAATTAAAATATACATTATGAAAAAATTAGAAGATATTGAGTTGACAATTGTAGATGAAAATGAACACGGAACGTTTGCAATTTCTTTGGTCAAAAGTCCAGCTATTCAAGACAATTTCATTTATTTATCTGAAACGGAAATTCATTTCAAAGTCACGAATGAAGAAAGGCGTGAAGTAGTTGGTTATGCTTTAATTCCTGATAAAAAGATTTACCGTAACATGGGTGGAAAAGAGTTTAACGTTTTCTTTTCGGCTGAAACAGTTCGTAAAACTTCTGAGTTGTTTATGAAGTCTTTGCATTTAAACGACATTACATCAGAACACGAGAAAGATGTAAAAGGCGTTTCTGTTATTGAATCATGGATTACAGAAGATACTAAACACGACAAAATAAATCTTTACAACATTGAGCCAAAAGTAGGCGGGTGGGCTGTTCGAATGAAAATTTACAACGACAACGAATGGCAAAAAGTAAAAGCTGGTGAATACTTAGGGTTTTCGATTGAGGCTCGTTATTCAGGTCTTGAAGATTATTTAGAGCAATCTAAACAAATTGATATTATTGAAGAGGTTACTAAAATTTTAAATAGTTAAACATGGAAAAGAAAACAACAAGTCCAAAAGGTGGAAAAAGAGCGTGTCTTTGCGAAGATGGAACGTACTCAAAAGAGTGTTGCAATGGTGAATTAGTTAACCAAGGAATTGGAAAAACTAATAACAACAATACTTATAATGTGGTCAATGAAAATGAAGTCAGAACAATTATAAGTATTAAATAAAAACAATACAAATTAATAACGAAAAGTTTTATAGTTATGGAAATTACAATTGAAAAAATAATTGGTTTTATTTCTGAGAAAAAGGAACAATTTAAACAATTCATAAAAATGAGAGAAATCAAATTAGAACAAATGAAGCTACAAGATGGTGTTACTGTTATTGAAGCTGACTTATTCGAAAGTGGTCAGCCTGTTTTTGTTGTTAATGGTGAGGATAAAATTCCAATTCCAGCTGGTGATTACATCTTAGAAGATGGGCGTTTGCTTGTGGTTTCACAAGAAGGTGTTATCGGAGAAATTAAAGATGCAAGTCAAGAAGAGGCAGTTGCTGAAGAGCAAGAAATGGAAAAGGAAACAGGCGCACCAGCACCAACTCCAACAGCGAAGAAAACTATCGAAAGTGTAGTTAAAGAAACGCATTTTTCTGCTGAAGATTATGAATCTTTGAAAGCTGAAAATATTTCTTTAAAAGAAGAAAATGAAAGATTGAAAGGAGAAAAAGTTGAACTAAAAGAAGAGTTAGTACCAGCTTCACAACCAATCACTTTCAATCCTGAATCGAAAAAAGCTGAAGTGAAAGAAGTAAAACTAAATCATTCAGTAAAAAACAATGTAGAACAATTACTTTATAAATAAAAACAAATGGCAACAACAACAACAATGACAACCACATACGCTGGTGAAAAGGCTGGAACGTATATTTCAGCTGCTTTGTTATCTGCTCCAACATTAGGACAAAATGCAGTAACAATTAAACCAAATGTTAAATACAAACAAGTAGTAAAAACACTAGGTCTTTCTGATGATTTAGTAGCAAATGCTTCTTGTGATTTTGCATCAACATCAACTGTCACATTAGCTGAACGTATTTTACAACCTAAAGAGTTACAAGTAAACTTAGAGATTTGTAAAACTCCATATCAATCTGATTGGGATGCAATTTCAATGGGGTATTCAGCACATGATAAACTACCTCCTGATTTCCAAACTTATTTAATCGGTGAAGTAGTTAAAAAAATCGCTGCTAAAACCGAGGTTGATATTTGGACTGGAGCAAATGCAACTGCTGGTTCTTTCTCTGGATTCTCAACATTAGTTTCTTTAGATGCAGCTTTACCAGCAGCACAAGAAGTAGCTGGAACAACTGTAACCGCAGCAAACGTAGTTACTGAATTGCGTAAAATGATTACAGCTTTACCTTCACGTTTATACGGTTACGATGGTTTACAAATTTATGTTTCACAAAATATTTATTTAGCTTACTTACAGTCTTTAGGTGGTTTCGGTGCTTCAGGATTGGGTGCTAATGGTTACGATGCTAAAGGTTCAATGTGGTACGCTGGACAACCGTTATTTATTGATGGTATCGCTATCTTCATGACAATGGGTATGGCTGCTAATACTGCTATGTTAACTTACAAAGAAAACTTGTGGTTTGGGACAGGATTATTGAACGACCATAACGAAGTTAAATTGATTGATATGGCTGACATCGATGGTTCTCAAAATGTTCGTTTTATTATGCGTTACACAGCGGGTACTCAGTACGGTTTCGCTGGTGATATTGTTACTTACGGTATTACGAACGCTGCTAACTAATATTAACAACAAATTCATTAAGGGTGGTGCAATAAACACCGCCCTTTTTTATTAATTATAAAAATTAGAAATTATGGCTTGTGATATAGCAAACGGAAGAAAGGAGCAGTGTAAAGATTCAGTCAGTGGAATTGATGCTATTTACTTCATTAATTTTGGGGATTATAATCCTGAAGTAGACGTTACATACGATGTAACAAATACAGATTTAATTACAGAGATTGCAAACGTTACATCTTTGTATAAGTACGAATTGAAAGGTAATAATAACTTTATTCAAAATGTAACTTCTAGTCGTGAAAATGGTACTACTTACATTGAGCAAGTATTAACTGCTGAGTTGAAAAAGATGGATATTTCAATGCACAAAACATTTAAGTTGCTTGCATACGGACGTCCTAATATTGTTGTTAAAACACGTACGAATCAATACTTTTTAGCTGGTTTAGAGCGTGGAATGGATTTAACGACTGGTTCTGTTGATACTGGTACAGCATTAGGAGATTTTAATGGGTATAAATTAACATTTACAGGAATGGAAAACATACCCGCTAACTTCTTAGATTGTACATCTGATGCAACTTTGATAAGTGGAGTGTTTACTGCAGCTACAATTGTGACTGTTTAATATTTACTACTACAAACAGAAAAGCCCTTGAAATTAATCGAGGGCTTTTTCATGCTTAAAAATCACTATTAAATCTATTATGCTGTTCCGAGCTTACCTAATGACTTACCACTTATGATAATTCAAAAGTACTTTTTTTATCTAATACAAACAAAACTAATTGTGATGAACGGTGAATTTTTCGTTTAAATGGAAAAAATACAAATTATTTGTTTCAAGTTATATTAATATGATAGTTTTAACAACATCGACAGCAATGCAAGAGTTTAAGGTTACGCCACGAGGTAGTTATTTTGACACGCTTGTTATATTAGATGAACTTGAATGTGTTGAAACGACTATTACTATTTTATCGAGTTCACTAGAAGAATATTATTACAAGATTCAAGCTGAATTTGAATTAAAAGAAAATAGATTCTACGTTTTAAAACTATACAACGGTTCAAGTTTAGTGTTTTATGATAAAATATACTGCACAGACCAAACACCACAAGATTACAAAATATTAAAGGACGAATTTATTGAGCCTTCAACAGATAACGAATTTATTTTCTATGAGTAAGAGTAACGTTCATGTTTTTAATTTAAGTGAGTACAAGTCTCCTGAAATCGTAGAAGACCGTTCTAAAGAGTGGGTAACATACGGTAAAGACGACAAGCATTATGATTATTTAATAGATAATTATAACTACTCAACTACAAATAAAACTTTGATTAACGCAATCAGTAAAATGATTTACGGCAAAGGATTAGGAGTTATTAGAGCGAGTTTGAAGCCGATGGAATACGCTCAGATAATGTCTATCTTACCAAAGAAAGATGTTAAACAAGAATGTTTTGATTTTTACGGTTTTGGTGGTACAATGTTACAGATTCTTTATACTGAAGATAGAAAAAATGTGGCTAAAATATTACATAGTCCAGTTAATTTATGGCGTCCAGCAAAGTGTAACGAAAAAGGAGAAATAACAGATTATTTTTACTCAGATAATTGGAATAACACTAAAGATTTTACTCCTAAATCGTACCCAGTATTCGGAACTTCAAATAGTGAAATCGAGGTAATGTATGTACATTCATACGCACCAAATATTAAGTATTTCGGGAGTATTTCTTACGGCGCTGGTTTACCTTATGCTGTATTAGAGCGTGAAATTGCTGATTACCTTATTAACGACGTTCAAAACGGATTTTCAGGAACTAAAGTAGTAAACTTTAATAA